GAAAAGCGCAAATGCTTTAAGTGGTCCCATTTCTCTGCTTCTTCTTGCCAAACTGACTCAGCTACTCGCTTTGGTGCTATGACTAACACCGAGTTAATCTCAAGATAGTCAAACATCAAATAGTTTACAGCCGTCAGTGTTGATACTGTCTTACCTAAACCGAGGTCAAGAAATACTCCACAATAAGGATGCGTAAGTATAAATTCTACCGTAGCTCTTTGGTAACCATGTAAGTCTTTTTCTGTTAGCATATTATGAAAATCTTCCATTCTTACAATGAAGCTTTGCGTGCTCAACTTGTGAGCTTAAAACTTCTAAATTATCTATTAAGTTATTTCTTGGATTACCATCTTTATGATGAACAACTTCACCTTTCTTTAATGGTCTTCCAATTACTTCTTCGGCTAATATCCTATGTGCATGAGTTCCAAATATCTTTGGATAACTATGCTCTTTACCTGTATTATTCCTAAGATGACCTTCTCTAACAGCAAGTCTATTCCAAAAGTTATCCATTCTAGTTGGATTGAGGTCTTCATTCATCTTAGTCATTTTTGTGCTTAAATGTTCTTTAGCACAAGCTCTGCTGCAAAAGAAATGAGTAATGCCAGGCTTTATCATACTTTTATATCGTATGAATTGCTTACCGCATTTTTCACAAGTAAGCATTATTTTTTCGCCTCTTGCCATATAATGCTATCTATAAATTGTTCAACGCCTTTTATCGTATCTATCACTTCAACTCTAAAGCCTAAAGCTCTAAGCTTATTATGCATATATGTCTGTATGCGCTTAGGCTTTCGCCCAGTTGTTTTTAATTCCACAAAAACTATTTTATGGCCCGGAAATAAGCACATTCTATCTGGTAAGCCTATAAGTTGGTCACACAGCAGTTTTATACACATGCCACCATTTATCTTAACAAGCTCAACCAATTTGTGCTCTACAACTTTTTCACTGTCTACCGTCTCTTTCTTCATAAGTTAAATTTATTGAACTTACAGTTACTCCAAGTATTTGCAATGACCGGTTAAGCTTATCTTTAAGATTTTTCTTGAATTGGGCTACATCATTGCAAGCATTTTCTTCTGTTACATGGTTTTCATCATATTTTATTGTTCTTAAAGAACCATCGGAGAATTTGCATACAGCTCTTAGTATTACATATTTCATAACCTGGCCATATAAATGTTATACTCACACTTATCCAAATTAAATTCCAGTTCGTCAACACAAAACTTTTGGCCATTGTATATAACAATCGTTTTGACAGACGGAATATGTTCTATGTTTCTTGTTACAAGAAGCACAGAATTACGGTAATTTCCGTATTGCGTTTTATAAAAATTTGCTATCATAATAAGCTATCTTTACGTTTATAGTATTTCTGTTTACCATATAAAGGAAAGTTCTTAGTGGATGCTATAGCTTCCCATTCAGGCAATGACCTAAGAATTTCATTAACCTCCCTGGTATTATATCTTGACATTTCTGTCTTATCTTTGCCGAGGCACTCACACCATACTTCAGCAATGCAGACAAAGTCTTTTTGTACTGTACCGTTTTTAGACAATGGGTCTTCAAGCCAACGTCTTCTGTCGTACAGGTCCATTTTATCCCAATCATCTGGAAATTTAGTATTAAGATATTCTTCAATAATACCTTTTCGCTCATCTGCTTCTGAGTGTTTATGCTGCTCAATCTTAGCAATTATATCTTCATCACCAACGAGGTATAAAGGCTCTTTTGCTAAATATAACTGATATGCTTCAGCCCATATTTGATTTACTTCATCTTGTGTAAGGTCATCATTTACAGACTTTGTAGCATATTCTGGCCTTACGTCTATAGGCATAAATCGTCTATTTCCTGTTGGGTCACGTAAGAAATCTTTGTTATTAGTAGTACCAAAAAATACACACTGCCTTTTATATGTTTCTACTGTTCTACCATACGCTGGCCTGAACATATCTTCTCTTTTTGATATGTAGTGCTTGATTGACTCTACTTCTGCTTTCTTAAGGCCTGAAAGCTCTGCCATTTCAATCAGCCACGCCCCTTGTATCTGCTCAAATGACTCCTTGCCCTGCACAGTCGTGAATGTATCTGAGAACCATTCCATGCCGAGCTTTTTAACGAAAGTACTTTTATATGTTCCTTGTTCTCCGACAAGTATAAGTGCTGTGTCGAACTTAATACCTGGCTCGAATACCCTCGCAACAGCCGCCACCAACGTCTTCCTAATGGCGGCTCTAGTATAAGCGTTATCTTCTGCTCCAAAATAATCAATCAATAATGTATTAACTCTCGGTATGCCATCCCACTTTTGAGCGCATATATACTCTCTTATCGGATGGAACTTTTTCTTTTCAAATTCAAGCGCAAGCGCGTCGTCCACTTTTTGACTTGACACAATGCCGTAAACACACTCAATGTAATTACGAACACCAGAATAGTCAACATCACGAAGAGGCTCCACAGTATCGACTTTACGCCATGGTAACGAACGTGTAACATATCTTTTATTATCAAAAATGTTTAGCTTAAATACATCTTTTAAGAATTGGTCATGCTGAATTATTATATTCAAGTTATTGGCAGAATTATCATATTCGCCTTTTGTATTAGCATCAAGCTCTTCTGTCCATGAAGTATCATATTTTTCAGGAACTTCTGCTTTTGCTTCTTCTGCAAACTCGAATTTAGCTTCAGCAAACTTTTCTTCAGCAATATGCTTTTTTGTTGTAGAGTCCTTAGAGGCAAATTCTTCCATTGCCTTAAAGCTCTTTTTATCTTTGTCTTCTTTTTCTTTGCCTGTATCTAAATGGCCAAATTTATGTATGCGAACTAAGTCAAATGCATTACATAGTCTACCTCCAGCAGGGTCTGTTCCATGATGAGAATATGCAAATTTATCATCATAGACTATTAAGCCCGCAGCTGTAGAGCCATTTATATATGTATATCGTCCTTCTCCAGCTGGTGTATATACATCTGAAAGAAAAGTCTCAATAGCCTCTTGTATAGTATAAGTACGGCAGAAAACACCAATTATGCCTTTTTTATCTTCTGGGTCCTCTTGCTTTTTGATAGCTTGCATTATTACATCTGTGCTATCTGTAGCAGTTGGCCATTCACTCGTATCATGCCAATCATTATATAGCCCAAGAATATAATCGGCTTCAAGGAAAGGTCCGTCTTGAAATTCAAAGTAGTACTCCATATCTGATGATACAGACGGCCAGAACATAAGTCTATTTACATCAAAAGTTGACTGGTCAAACAAATCAATGTTTAGGTCTCCAGCGACTTTTCGAGCAATAGCTTGATATTCTTCTTGCGATACTTCTCTATCAAGTGGAATTATCAATCTGTGTCGTGGCTTTTCAGGGCATGACTTATGGGTTGAATGAATAGCCGCAGCACAATCAAATAGCATTGTAAAGTCCCACCAAAAGTTCTCATGAGAAAAGTCAATATCCAATGTAATTAACTGGCGGTAAAGTACATTTGTTTTATCGCGCCTACCATTTGTAAGAAATCCGCCTACAAATCCGCCTACATCTTTTATCTTACTTTGCTCTTCTTTTGTGGCACTTATAAACCGCTTATATGTTTCAGCGGTTACTACAGGAGTAGCTAACTTTTGAACTAAATTGCTCCAAGTAGTTTTGGTATTTTTCCATACTTTACTTGAAACATTTAATCCAACAGCTATGCTTAAATTTCCATCATATTTTAATTTACCTACTTGCATAATCATTACTTTTGATAAAAGTCCATAACTCCACCATCAGCATTAAGTGGTAAATCATAAGCCCATGAAGGAGGAGTGGACATTATCTTAACCAAATTATCATACCATTCTTGTGCATTAATCTCTGGAACTTCTGTTATTACTTCATCGTGTATTGAACCAACAATTCCATAACCAGCTTTTTCCATTCTAAGCATAGCATCAGCTAATAAATCTCTTGATACTGCTTGCACAATATTTTCTGTTAATTTGCCACCATACGTGTCTATACTTATCCATTGTTTTGTTGTCTTGTCAATACCTCTATAGCATAGGCTACGAATAGGCATAGATGAACGACCTATTTTTTTATCTTTAAATTCTGGCTTATAATAGAATAGCTTTCTGCCAACAGGTAGTTCTATTGTCATAAACTCTCCATCACAGTCAAATATCACGTTTTTACTTGTACATTTTACGGCTCTGTGGTATCTAACTGCTTCTTTAGATGCTTCATCTATTTCTTTCCACATGTCTACAATAGCTGGATTTGCCATTCGCCATTTGCGCACAAGGCCTATCATTTCAACATTTGAAAGTCCCATTTTGTCTCCTCCCATGCGCTTTAACGCGCCAAGACCGCCTTCATAGCCGAGCGCAAGTTCTGAAATTTTTGATTTGTCACGAAGCACTGAGCCTTTTTTAATTTCAGACTTTGGTACTCCAAACATCTTTTCTCCAGTTGCTTCATATATCTTACCATCGCCGTGAAATACATCTAATCGCCACTTTTCATTAGCAAGCCAAGATATTACTCTTGCTTCAATTGCAGAAAAGTCTGCAACTGCGTACTTCATATTCTTTGGTGGTATAAGAGCTGTTCTTACTAATTGCGACAAAATATCTGAAACATCATCATACATCATTTCAACAGATTCCCAATCACGTGCTCTAATCATTTCACGTGGTACTTCTATATGTGATATATGATTTTTTGATAAGTTCTGCAATTGCAATAGCCTACCTGCCCATCGTCCAGTTCTATTTGCGCCATAGAATTGAAATGTACCACGGACTCTATGGTCTTTCATGGCACAGTTAAGCATAGCATAATACTTCTTAATGGACGTTTTTGAGAGCTTTTTGCGTATATTAAGTAACTCGATAACATCTGGATAATCTGCAAACTCTTTCATTAAATCAGGCATTGTTTCCTTTGAAAGTGACATAACAACACATCCTGTTGTCTTTTCAACCCATTGCCTAATTTGAACTGGTGAGTTTGGATTTTCAAGCCCTGTTAGCTGTTGAGCATGTTGCGTTAAGATAGAAGTATATGTGTTATCTACTGCGATAGCAGACTCTGCTAATTCCATATCAACCAAAATACCTCTATCGTTTATATTCTGGTCAAGCACATACATCTTGCGCTCAATATCAGGAATGATATATGCCTCTAATCTCTTAAATATCTCACGCTCTGCAAGTACGTCATACTTGTTATATTCCTTATACATTTCCCACTTTTCAGGAGCATGTTCAGGATAATTCCGAGTACGCATGCCATTAACTCGAGTTGCTTTGCATGGGCATGAGAAGTATTTAATAAGTGCTTTACCAGTATCTAGCTTTTTATCTGTAAGATTAAGAGCCTTTGATACTCCGTCCAAAGAAAGTGGTAAACCACAATACGCAGCTTTTACAGAGGTACAATACCACTGTTCTGCTGGAACATTATATCCTATACGCTTAAAGCCTAAGCGCTCAAATACTGCATTATGTGCCACTTTTACACAATCCGGGTCAAGCAAAGCTTCTTCAAACTCTTCAGGCATTTCTTCACCTTGAGCCAAATCTACTATCTTTACCGGGCCATCATCTAAAGCATATCCTATTATAAGAATTTCAAAGTCTGGTGACTCAATATACTTATAAGCTCCAGACTCTTTAATATCTACAGATGAATATGTTTCAACGTCTATAAAAAGATTTTTTGCCATTATTTCTTTATTCGATATTATAGAATTGTGGAATAGGCAGGACTCGAACCTGCATCTTGCTCTCGTTGTTTTTAAGTGGTACCACGCTGCTCTTCCATTAAGCTACTATCCCAATAGGAGTATAGGCGGGGCTCGAACCTACATTTACTTGGTTTCCACAGACGGTTTCCGAAGTAAGTTTTATCATTAAACTACTATACTCATTGATGCAGAGAGGAAATTACATCATATCGTCATCAGCTATAGCATTTTCACCTCCAAAGTCTTCTTCAGCGGTTGAGCCACCGGCCAACATCTCTCCATCTTCAAGCTTTTGAAGATTATTCAATCCAGCAGCGATGCCTTTGGATGAAACATTGAAAGCATAGAAGTTGATTGAAGCGCGGCCATAGCAGCCCGAATAGAACTCGTCTCTGCTCATGATTGGATTAAGTGAGCGGTCCACAATGCTCGGCTGACGCATCGAGTTTGCATTGATGAAATAGTGGTCCTCAAATGCTAGGTCATCCGAACGTTCTTCATCGCCATCGCGTAGAGGCAATTTGAGATTTGCTGGGATACGGCCATTCTTATCTGCGAGTTTTGCCTTACCTGCTTCCTTTGCAGCTTCTATGGCTTTCTTGATTTTGTCAATAGTAGCCGTATCGCTCTTAGGAATAAGAACGCAGATATTATACTTAGGAGTATCGCCCTCATTCATAGCTGTGGGCTCGAACACGTTTACATAGCAAAATCTTACTTTGCCAGTTACAACCTTGGTTGAATTTACTTGATTACTCATTGTCTTTTAATTTAAGTTGTTATTATTACTTTTTTCTATTATTTCTCATATAACCTTTAAGCTTTCTATGTTTAGCTTTAAAGTTAATACAATTGATACCATAGCCAATCATATTATTGGGGTCATGACCAAAAGCAGTTCCTACCGATTTTGGTGATATAATAGAAGGATTACGTTCCATGCTAAAAAATATTATTCGTCTTTGAAATCTAATTGTGCTTGAGCATATCCCATTGCTGGTCTCTTGTCTTCAAGCGGTACAAGAGTAGGTTTGCCTTGTGGCTTGATAACCACATCTGAGAGTATTTCCTCAAAACGCTTTTTGCCTACTAACTTCTCAATAGAAGTAATTGGCTTAAGTTTCATATTGAAAATCTCATCTTCTGAAAGTTCAGGGCAACGTGCAAAAATTGCATTAGAAGCTTGGTCTTCGTCAGCCCATTTGCGTCGACTAATTCCTTCAACTAATTTAAGCCCCGGCCATTGCTTATTCTCGTTAATCGCTTTAGTTTGTGCATATTCTGTTATTGAATTAGCCCATTCTATAAGCTTAGGCACACACTTAACTATATCAGCAATCTCATCATCGGTTAACAACTCTGGGTCTGCAAATTCATGTTGTGCAATTTCGAGTTGTTGCTCATAAAGCTTACGACATTGATTACGCACAGCACAAAATCTGCACCAATCTCCAGCATTAAGTTCTCCTTTACCTTCAAATGCAAGTTCAGCTCTTGGCCTAAGCTCCTCTTCTGCCCATTTACGGAGTTCTTCGACAGATATTTGCCAATTTGATATATTGTTAATGCGAGGCTGTATAATAGTCAATCGCACTTCCGTTATATCATACATTGTATCATATTTCTGCAAAGCTCCAAGCCCATAAAGCATAAGTTGCTTATTCCATTCAGCATATACTGGAACACCTTTTCCATATTTTAAGTCAATAACTTCCATAAGGTTGTCATTGATAACAACACAGTCAGCTGTTCCAAAGCTTTCAGGCACATATTCTGTCAAATCGAGTTTCTGCTCAATTTCCATGACAGCTAACGGATTTTCAGTTTTTGCTTCAGCTAATTGTTCTGAGCAATAATCCGTATAGATAGGTACAACTTCAAGCATTTCCTCACTGAACAAGTCATTTGCCATTATCTCTTCGAGCCTTTGGTCAAAGTCTTGCTCACTAATGCTGTTAAGTGTATCTTTTCTCAGGTAAAGCTCTGAGAGCTCATGAGCTAATGTACCTTCTTCTGCATATACTGAAGACTTCTTTTCTCCGTATTCATCTTCAAGCTTAGCAGATGGAGTACAATTCAGCCATCTTCCTGCTCCAGAAGCCGAGAGGAGTGCATGACTTCTCTGGCTATGTTTCTGTGGTTTAGTACTACTTGTCGCTTGAACCATATTCTTTTATCAGTTTTGCCAAACAATGACATCGAATAATACACTGAGCATAAAGCTCTGGATTTTCTCTGCGAAACTTCTGAGCTGCTTTTTGCAACTTCTTTGTACTCGACATAATTACAGTGACTCTAAGAAGTTATACATTTCGTCATACTTAGCCGGGTCAAGCTTTGTTACACTCGGGGCTCCAAGCTCATTGAGTTTCTGCTTGATTACGTCGCGATGCTCATTGACCTTCTTTACAAGCATTTCGCGAACATCCTCAATGCTCTTAGAGGCAGAAGAAGCAGCCGGAGCAGCAGGTGCTGAAGGAGCAGACTCGGCAGCGCTCTGAGTCTGGGCAGGTGCCGCAGGCTGAGGAGTAGGTTTTGCGGGAGCTGGCTTTGCTGGTGCAGCAGGAGCAGGTTTAGAAGCTGGAGCAGCAGGTGCTGAAGGAGCAATAGCATTACCAAACAATGAAGTTAAAAACTTCTGCGTATTTTCAGACAGGTTTACGCTAACCTCAACAGAAATTTTAACGGTTTCCATTTTCGTAATTTTTAATAAAGTTATCTAAATAGTTAATAAACTCGTTTACTGTCATATCTGGTACGTTTGAGAGCTTTTGGTGGATAAGCTCATTATTCTTATATATAGATACGTACACACCTTTATAATTCAGCTTTACTTTATATTCGCCTTTCAGCATTGTTAGGCATCCATCTTCAGATGAACCTTTCCAAGTATTTGCTGAAAACAAATCAGTTACTAACACGCCAATATGATTGGCCAATCGCTCTAACTGTATAACATCCAAATTAGCTTCGCCCTTTAACACGCGGTCAAATGCCTGTTTCGGATATTTAACAGTAGGAAATAACACCTTCGCTAAATCTTCCGTATTTAGCTTGTAGTGCTCAATTACATTACCTATATTAAATTGTTGTTCCATATTTTGGTGAATTTTATTATCTTATTTTTGATATGCAAATATACAAACTATTCTCGAAAGAAAAAAATTTTTCCATTATTTTTTGAGAATTTATTTGTTAAAAATAATTAAACAGCAATTTTAGTGCGGCTTTGAAATTGCTGTAAACAAAGAAACAATAAAAACAATGCCTCTATATATTTCAAACTTAATTTCTTAATTTCCGATTAACATTAAGGTTAATAAGAAATATCAGCTTTTAATATGAAAAGATTTAATGAAATTATTGTTTCTTTGTTTACAGCATATATAAGTAATTGATTTTGAGCACTTTAGGCGTAAACAATGACTTGTTTATATTGTTTCTATTGTTTACCGCTTATGCTTATATAATCCACATTAACTATAGAGGTGGCTGGATTTTGGCTTACGACGTCTACTTGCCTACTTTTTACTTTATTGGTTTTCCATAAAAATCCCAAAAAGCGCTTATACTTCACTGTTTCTACTATTTTGAGTGACTCCCTGTTAGATATTTGCAACTCCACAGTATCTCTTTTTAGGTCAACACACCCCGCTACATCAGTCCATTTCGATTTGTAATTAAAGCATTTAAGTGTATCAACCGTATTCGTCGTAGTATCAATTCTTATGGAGTCACTCAGCTTTGCAGAAAGTAAGTTTATTGTTTCTGTCTGAGACGATATAACTCTTTGTAAGTCCGATTTGCTTACTTTAAGCTGTTCAATTAGTTCCAAATCCTGCTTTCTATATTTCTTATATTCAGAAAGTGAAAGCTGAAGCTCTGTTACTTTAGCAGCATTAAGGCTATCAGATACTTTATAGAGTTGGCTTTGTGCCATTATAGACTCTTTTTCTGAAAGCAATACTTCCTGATTGCTTTTAAGCCTACTGTTTTCTTCTTTTAGGTTTTTAATTCTAATTCCTGCTATTACTATAAGTAAAATAGCAACAGCAATTATTCCTATTTTTATGATTATCTTTTTCATGCTCAATTTATTCTCGCGTATTCTCGCATAGTTTTAATTTCTTGTTTATAATTACCTTATCTTTAATATAAAAGCCATTCTCGTAATAATTTCTTATATGCGAGAATGGTTTTATGTGCTTCAGAGGCCTTTATACTCGTACTTAGCATCAAAGCTGGGGCACGCCTTAGCTGCAAATTCTCTGTGTCCATGAATAGTAGCATTTGGGTATTTTGCCTTTAAGCTTTTCAGCAATTCGAGTAAAGATTGCTTTTGAGCCTCAGTGCGCGTATCTTTAGGAGTTTTACCGTCTTTAGCAACGCCTCCTACATAGCATATTCCTATAGAGTTTGCATTTTGACCTGAGCAGTGGGCTCCAACTACACTTTCATCTCTGCCTTTATGAATGGAGCCATCGAGCTCAATCACATAATGATAACCAATATCTTTCCAATGATTACCATTCACGTGCCAATCTCGTATGGTCTCAGTTTTAACATTTCGTCCTTCAGGAGTAGCAGAGCAATGGACTATGATTTTATTTATCTTTCTCATTTAATGCTAGCAATTGGCTTATTTTGTCTAATATCTCATGACCTTGTTCGGTAGTGGTAGCTTGCACAATCTGCTTAACTATATCAGGTACCTCTGCAGCATGAGCCTTTTTACGTTTGCTGTTTTCAACCACAGATTTACCCTCAATATATATAACTGCAACAGTACATAGAATTGTGGCAAATGGAATTATATAGAATGATAACAAGCTTCCAAGTATATCAAACATAAGAGCAAAAAGCATTAGCCTTACATAATCGCCGATTTTTGTAATTGTTCTACGAAATCCATGCGACATCAATACTTGGCCAAGTGCTTTTGCTGTTGTTGTTCCACTCCAAAAGTCTACGATACTGCTTAGTATCATGAAAATCCAGCAGACTAGAATAATGCCAACTCTAATAGCTATGAAAAACATCAGTCCGTCAAAGTTCTTGGCTTCAATCAGTTCTAACATACTATACGAATTTTTCCCAGTCCAACTTGATTGCTTTTCCGATTGCGTCAGCAGTCCATCTGCAGAAAATCATGCCATCATACCCATCCGGGTCATTGGCCACTTTATGAGCATATCTCAAGCATGCGGCTTCATCTTTCAGAGGGTCTGGATAGAAATCTGCATAAGCCATGTTAGCCACATAGGTAACATCACCTGTTGTCACTTTACCAGGAATGCTCAATCCTAAGCTTTCCATAGACTTTTTGACTTGACTTGTAGTCCAAGAATGCTGTTGGCCATTAGCATTTACCATCATTTTACTTACGTGCTCTTGCAGAGCATCTGTAAAGTGATAGCCGTGCTTTTTGACATACTCAGAATATCCTTTAGCAGACATGAGAGCATTTGCTGTTTGCTCATAAGGCAAATCGAATTTGACCTTATGCTCACCATGAGGAGTAGCTATTCTGCTTTCTACTACTACGTCTTCTTCATCTTCGTGCTCCTTATCATGGTCGCATGTATAATGCTTTACTATGATACATTTTAATCTGTGTCCCATAACTTTTAGCTTTCAAATTTTTTGATGAAATTCTCCATCATTTCCTGCTGCTTTTTCATGAGTTCTTCCATGCCACTAATGGACTTCTCAATCTTGCCGAAACGCTGTTCTGTTTCTTGCTTTTCCTTATACATAGGATTAAGCTCTGCAAGCAATAAAGGAGCTTTGTCAATGATATTTTGAGCTTTAGAAGCAGAAGCCAAAACCTGTTCAGCATTTGCCTTTTGAGCTTCAACTTCGCTCGTCAATCCAGATTTTTCTGTTGACAGAACAAGATGCCCGGCATAGGTAACTGAATGGCTTTCAGGAATAGCGTAAGTTGCCATTTTTCCATTGGCCTCTATAGTAACATCTACTACCATCTCTGTCTTGCCAGTCTTCTGGTTCATTTCTAATCGAGGAAACGATACCTGAGTGGCTTTGCCTTGAATAAGGCTAAATTCCTGTGTATCAAGAATGTATACAGGATAATTCTGCTTTATATCTTTGAATAACAACATATAGCTTATCTTTTTGAATTGTTAATAAAAAAGAGGGCACTCAGAGAAGTATAAAACTTCCCTAAGTACCCTCAATTTCAATTAGGCTGCTGGTTCAGCTGGAATAGAAACGCTCAATGAGCTATTGATAGCATAGCAGTTGGATTTTCCGCATACTATCTTAATAAGTCCTTGAGTCATTCCAAGCTGGTTGATAGTAACAGATGTAGGAAGTGTCGTTCTACCTTGGAATGCAACCGCAAACCGTTCATTGATTACCTGTGTCTCAGCTTGGCATTTGCAAGCATTCGGAGTAGTAATCGTGATTGTTGCTACAATAGGCACGAATACGGTAGTTCCGTTAAGAACAGGCGTTTCATTCCTATAAGTAACAGTCGCAAACGGTTGATTGGTAGAAGTTGCACAGACACAACGACACAATTTCTCCTTAAATGTGGCCAAGAACGAAACTTGATTTGTCACAGGAGCAGCGACTAAGCCTACTGGCGATAATGTAACCATAATCTTTACAGTTTAATGGTTAAACATTACTGGCCACAGCCGCATCCGCAGCTATTACCGCCACAGCCACAATTGCCAAGCCTGTTGAAACGCTCGTTAATAAGGCTGTTCTGGCGCTCCTGAGAAAGCTCGAATTTAAGGTCCTGAATTTTCAGAGCCTGTTCGTCCTTCCAGTGGTTGTTCAGAGTGTCGATGATACGCTGAGTGTTGTCCTGACCAGCGCGAAGAATATCGCACTTATCCTGCTGAGCTTGGAAAGCAGTAGACGAGAAGCCCTGCGTAATCGCAAAGCCAAGGTCACGCTGACCATTGCGGAGTTCGGCAGTGTCTTTACAATTCTGGAGGAACAGGTCACCGCGGAAATCAGCAATCTGGCGCTGAGTCTGGCAGCAGCAGTTCTGCAGAGCCTGGATAACATTGCAGTCACCGAGGTTAACGGCATTGATAACGCGCTCAGCAGAGAAGCCAACCTGACCAGCAACTTGCTGGATAGCAGCCTGAACATCGCAGCAGCACTTCTGAAGAGTGTTGAAATCGATGTTAAGTGTCTGAGCCAGCTGGCTAAGAGCAAAGCCGTTGCCCTGGATGGCAGACTTAATGCAATCAGCATTCTGGTTGTCCTGCAACTGAGTACGGATAGCATTGAGCTGAGCCTGAGTTTCGATACCCTGAGTAGTGGTACCTGCTCCTGCACCGTCCCCGCCAAAGCCGAAGCCTCCATTGCGGAACAGAGCCAGGAACATGAGGTAGGCAAACAGATTGTTCATCCAGTTGTTCATACCTCCACCCATCATGGCGGCCATCGGGCCCCAATCATCTCTACGGTTATTACCGTTTGCCAAGATGGCAGCTGCGAGCGCGTTGTCGTTGTTATCGCGGTCGCAACAATAGATTTTTTCTACAGTTTCTCCCATAATTTTGAAGAATTTAGAAATTTGTTAAACAATAAAGTTAATTATATACAGACACCTCTCTAGAAAAAACTTTTAGCCAGACGTTGCATTATATACGTAGATTGATAAAAGATTGCAAATATCATCCTCATCATATTCGCAGTCATACCCGTAAAGAGGAAGCAGATTATCACCACGTAAAGGACCAGTTCGGCCAGGGCGTTCTTGAACTTGCCGAAAGAAAAGTTCTCGCAGCGCGTGAAACTCACCCCGTCCGCCTTCATACCCGCATAGATGTTGAAGGCAAAGGCCAACACCAATGCCAGCAAGAATCCCTTCGTCAGGGGTGTAATACGCCAGCACCGGACTGATGGCCGATGCCGACACCATGCGCAAATGTTCCCAATCCGTTCTCATATACTATTCCTTTTCCATCATTCCGCAGGCGGGGTATAAACCCCAGCCGTAAACCTATAATCATAAAGTTTGCAGGATGTCCATTCATCACCGGTATAATTCAGTACGGCAGAATGTAATTCAATCCTGTTCCCTCTGTAATGCTCCGTCCACGTAAGGTATACGATACTGGAGGAAACCTTTACCGAAATGGGATATAGTTCCTTCTTCTCGTAAATGCTCGTTCCGTACCATCCGATGACGAGGCGGCCCGCGAGCACCGCTGCGGACAGGTCGGAAGGCTTGCCCACCCTACGTAGCACAAGGTCCACGCTCAAATCGTTCGTCAACGCCGTATTCACGTAATAAGGCCCCGCCACGTACTCTTTCCCGTTAAACACGATGCTCTCCGCGTCCGTGGGGAAGAATAACGCCTGCGGGTTCGCACCCGTCAGCGACAAAGCCTGCGCCCGCGTCTTGCTCGCATACACCTTTAGTTTTTGCCCTACTGCCGTGCTTGCCAATGGAATAACTCCGGAGGGAATATCGGCAGTATTACCGTTCACTTGCAAGCTACCTTCGTCCGGTAAATTCTCTCGTACATCGTCAGTGATGATTTCTGAATCTATTTCAAAATCCTTTCTCATAGTTTATTCGATTGTAATTCCTGTTGAATCTGAAGGTTTAACAATTCTTACACTAAACTGCGCATTATCCCAGTTGTCTCCACTACTTGCAGGGACACATTTTGCAATGACAAACCAGTCATTATTACCTGGATGAAGATATTTTACTATTACATTCCCAGAATCAATTATACACACTGCCGATTTTTGAGATTGTATATTATTATGACCAGTTACTAATATTAGTTTTCCTGCATCAATGGCATTTCTAAAAGTAGACGGTGCCCCTAAAGCTGTTTTAAGTTGTTCTTGTGTAGGATTACCGTTTAGAGCGGTAAGTTCTCCTATGTTATAACATGAAATTACATCGGCTTTCTTTGCATACGTGTTGCTCGCATCCGTTTTCGATAGCTTTTCATCTTGCAATTTCTTACCCATCGCAGCCGAAAGGGGTTTGTTCGTTTCACTGGAAGTAAGATTATTGACTATTTCATCCTTAGCAACTACTACCCCAAGCTGTTCCCAGATTTCATCAAAACTTGTATCCGTATCAGCTTTCTTCGCATAAGTGTTGTTTGCATCACTCTTGGTAAGGTATGGAGTCAAGTCCACCGTACCCCCCAACGCATCCCAGTTGTCGTCGTTATGGTCGCTTGACGAAGTCGCTGTCACACAAACCACGTTTGTCCCTGCTGGGTATTTCTTGCCATCAAGCGTGAACTCATTCGTAACATTCCATACATCACCCACTTTCGCATCCGTCAAGGACAACACGTTGGATATGTTTGTCTTAGTACCTTTCACCTTATACAGGGAACCAAACTCGTTGATTCTGTCATTCAACGCTTTACCCTGTGCCGCTGATAAGGCTTTTGAAGTGTCAGTAGTGGTAAGGTTATTCACTACGTCTGTTTTCGCTAACTTTTCATCCTGCAATTTCTTACCCATTGCAGCCGAAAGAGCCTTGTTAGTCTCAGTAGAGGTCAGAGTATTCCTGATATCATCAACTATTAAATGAGATATAGTGGTCAACCCTGTCACTTTATTACTAGATACAGTAATAGTAAGTTTCTTTATTGACCTTGAATCTGAGCTTGGTACATAGAGTTGGAAAGTGTCATCCCCATCTTCATATTTTACTATCGTATTTCCAGAAATGGTATCTATGAAAAGTACACCTTTATGGGCTAAATCATAAAGTTCAGAAGATTTACTGACATTCAAAGCAGACAATACCTGTTCTGCTGTTGAGTTAGTATTCAGGCTTGAAACATTATTAAATTTATGTACCCCATACTTCTTCCCATTAAACCACACACTGTTTTCATCGGTACTAAAACTCATTAGGTTTGGGGTAGCACTCTGTGCTGCCTTACCTTGTGCGGAAGTTTTTGTTACCGCTACTCTTAATTTTTGTCCGTTTGCTGCCATAATTTTATTTTTTAAGTTATTCAATAATTATACTTTCTCCACCACCTCCGCCTTGTGTTCGGTGACGGAATATGATATAGTTGTTTCCAGATTGTTTGATTTCCCAACCTTCATAAGTTTCACTCATCCCATAGGCAAATGAAATGTAATAATCCGAGCTGCCCGTCACGACATACGTCCTTTCACGGGCATCATCGCGCACGACCATGATTTCCGCTCCCCTTATCTTCGCCCACACATCTTCCGTCAGCCCGAAAGCATCCAAATCCCCCTGCGTGCGCCCGCTGCCGATTTTCTCCTGAAGGACACCGAAGTCGAAAGCCGCGTATTCCGGCGCCGACAAAGCCTCCTCCAGCACATCCTGCAATGGCCTGTCCGCCTCCTCGTCGAGCACACCACCATAGCCGCCCACGCCCTTCACGTAAACCCGACCGTCATCCATCACCTCCAAGGCGTTGCGCCTGCCCCTCTCCGATGTGCCTATCCCTATGCTGTGGCGCGTACCCGTATTGCTTACGTTATAGCACCCTTCGGCATGTTCGCAATCGTTTTCAACTATGGTACGAAGGCCTTCCGCGTGCCCGTAGTGCCCCTCCACGTCAGTGCCCTTGCCCTCCGCATGGCTCGCGTCACCGTTTGCGCTGCAACTTTGGCCTTCCGCGTGCGCGTAATCACCGGAAACGGTGTTATTCTCATAATCGTTGAAAATCTCGCCGCCGGTCAAGCCATCCGCCGACCGGCCCACGCCACCACCGAGTCTTTCCCAAACGCCCCACGCGCCCTTCGCACACTTGCGCCAAAGCACGGCGTATTCCTCGCCCGAACGTGTCAACCTTTTTCCCGAATCGGCCGGCTTGAAGTATCCCCGCACCGACTGAAGCCATGTGTCCGTGTTATACCCTACCGGGATATTCTCCACCGTGAAAGGAGTACCAGTGATATCACCCCTGAAATATCCCGCCTTCGCAATGCCCTCCGCGCCGGAAGTATGAAGCCCGTCCAGCAACGTGTTCATTTCTTCTTCGCTCGTCATGCTCCCCAACCATTTGTGCGGGTCGTGAAGCGCGTCGCTGTCCTCTGAAGTACCCTGAAGACGTTTTATAAATTCAATTTGCAAATTGCTTAAAAGATTAGTAATAGCTTGCTGGCTAATAGGAAACTGTACAGAGGTACCTAACCCTTGTAAGCACTTATATAATTTAATGCTTTTCCAGCTATTATTCATATCATTGTATAATATACATATGCCATAATAGCTTATTATAATACTACTAAAATTGCTATATACGCCAGGTTCATTAGCAAAATAAAATACAGGACCATCAGGCACACCGGGATTAGTAGCAGGAGTAGCAATTCCAGCAAATGTAGAATTTTCTCCTACAGAACTTACTATATTATTAAGTACATTCTGGAGAAGTTGTCCTGTTATTTCTTGATTTCCATTAGTCTTTATGATATTAGCGATTGCTGCTTTTAAAGTACTCCAATTTGCCATATATTATTCTGTTTTAAAATCATTATTAAAACCATCATTAAAATCACCGCCTAGTAATTCAAGCTCATAGCCTCCGATGTTGGCAATCACAGTATCTGTCTCAAATTCACATTCTACAGACGCTAAATCTCCTTGGTCTTCCCATTCAGGCTCCATGCTAAATGTAGTCAAATCATAGGTTTGCAATTTACTTGTAATTCGTTTGCTTTCACATAGTCTTACAATTCTAAGTGCATCACATAGATATTCAGGAGCTACGAATGTAAACTTATAAATCTTTTTGCTTACTTGGCTCTCAATAAATGTATAGCCCATCCGCTCAGTAGCTTCTTCTTCAAAGTCATATTCAGGTTTGCCAATTTGTGTATTTAGGTAGCACCTAAATTTGAAATTATCAGAAAAATCTACTATGCCATTTTTAAGCTCAAAGTTATATGAATTGTAATACTCAAGAAGCAGATAATCATCTACTTTATTAGTTACAGTAAATACGTCAGAGTATATAGTTCCTAAACCTGATATTGAAATCGCTAAATAATATAAACCTTCATGCTTTATTTCAACTATAGGAAGAGTACCAGGATATTTAAGAAGCTTGAAGCCAGTATATGGCTTGATAGTCAGGCCATTTTCTTTCATGCTTGTTGTTATAGCGGTGTAAGTTCCTGTATTGAAATTATATAATCTCACCCAGTTTATAGATGTTCCATTAGCAAGAACTACTTGAAAAGGCAATAACATATTCTTATAGGTTATTAGCGGATAAACTTGACCAAAAGCATAATCTTTACGATGATTTTGCAATACAAGATTATCGTAAAATGGCAATGGTGATATGTTATTATTTACTAACTTCATATTGCGAATATAATAAAAATCTCCGTAAAAAGAAAATTTATTAACAATTTTTAATGCTTAACTCTATTGAGGCTGATATACTAATTTTATCTTTGCCATTCTAGTATCAACATTCACAGAATACTCATCTATTTTACCATTTCCTATGGTAGTTTTGATAAGTTTTTTTACATCTAAATCTTCTTTTATAGGAATTTCTATAGAGTGCTCCATACATAGCTTAATGCCGCTGACAGTTAAACTATCTAAAGCATTGCATTCAATATTGCGCGCTGGCATATCATACATATAAAATCGTAATAAGTATGGCCATGACGCATACCAATTCTGGGCCACTATTTTATAATTATTATTGTCTTCATCTATGAGAGTTGATTCTACAATTGGCAATGTGTAAACAGAATTATTTTTTACAGGGCATAATAATGCAAAGCCATCTTCTGAAAAATCAGAGGGGTTAAGCAGCATATAATCTACATCAGATGAAAACCGGCTTATATTTATTTCTTCATTTTTATCTTTTTGTACATAGTTAGAATTTACATCTATTGTAATTCCTCCAAATGCTTCAGTTGAATTATCCATCCATCCGAATTCATATCGAGAGTTAAGCTCAGATTTATCATATTCTATTTCTGATTGGAAATATGATGCTGATTTTTTATTGAACTGGTCGGTTAGCTTTGTAATATCTAGTTGTATAGCATTATTATCTAAGTAAGAACCACCATTCATAAAAAAGCTTATGTGCTCTATTTTTAATTTATTATTCTCTATATACCAATAGCATCTGAAGCAATCGCGCAACATTTTCATAACGTCACTGAATGATATTTCTGCTTTTTGTGCTGGCTGGTCATACTGCCCTTTTAGAATATTTGTTTTTTGAGTAATATACACGTAAAACCTATTCATATTAATAGGCACATTTTCATCATATAAGAAACGGCTATATTCTGACGTGGCTTCATGCCTGATTGAAGAATCTATCCTATTAAGAAGAACTTTTATAACAGACGCTATAGAATAACTATTCTTAAGTATTATATTGCTTCTTAATTTTTCTTCTAGCGCATAATAACCAGTATCATACACATACCATATAGATACATTAACCCATTGGCTTCTACAAATAGGCATAGGCCTTCCTATTCCTGCTGTTGACGGTATAAATTTATTCGTAAAATATACACCATAGTCATTTAAGCCATATCTAGTTGGTACAGAAGAATATACAGCTTTGCAATATATAAGTGCATAGCCAGAAAGTCCTATACACTTTTTATAGTTAGAATTGTCTGATATATCATTAGCTGGAATATCATATGTATTTTTTATTCCTTCTGAGTCTTCTACAGAATCTACATTTAGTAAAATTCGTCTATACAGTACATAAGCAAATACATTACATATAACTGGATATTCAGTTAATCCTTCTGCTACTGGAATCATTTGTATATCACCGACATCGGATGGTATATATATTGTATCGTGGCCAATTTCAGATATATCACTCGCATATGATACTTTTATTTGTTTTTCAGACTCAAACATAACTTTTTCATCAGAGATTCTTTTTATTTGTATACGCGCAAAGCCAGCAAATGATTCAGATATATCAGTATATATGTGATAATAGTTACTTTCACCTACATAATCGCCCCTAGTGCCCGCATAAATACCTTCAAGGCCTTTTATAGATGAGCCGCGCACATACATCTCGTTACACGCTCTAATAAATGAAAAATGTAAATCGTTTACTAGTCTAGAATGGTCATCTACTACTTCACTGGTATCAGTTTCCCAATAAGTTCCTCCTAAAAAATTAGAAATAGATGATGCTCCTCTTGCATACACTTGTATCAATGGCCTCATAGACATGTTTATTTTTTCTATTTCAGGAGCCAATTTTATAAGGTCGTATGTATTCTCATAGTTGTTTAATACATTAGTATAATTATCAATAGCAGTTGTCTTAAGTTCACATAACTTTTTAGACCTATCAAATTTACAATCGGTTTTATTAAATTCGCCTTTGTAATATACAGAATATCTCCTTGGCTTTATAGAATTCTCATCGTATTTTTCTATAATAAATGCACCACTATCTTCTAAGCTAAAACCATTTATGAATTCATAGTCATCCCCGAATACATTTAATTTTCCATCTAATGATTCTCTGAAAAACTCTTGCCCATTTTCTTTAGCATATTTCTTACTGAGTTCTTTATAATGAGGCACTATTAACTTTAACTCATATATAGGACTTCTAGTATTATTTATAGATTCTTTGAAGTCACTATCATCTTTTGCGTATGTATATGCTATATAAGCAGTATTATCAGGAATTTTTACAATAGAATGCCCTACTGCATCTCCTATATTGCCAGAATTTAAGCGCTGATTATATGTATAATATCCTATATAATTATTATCCTTATCATAATAATATAACCCACAGTCATAAAAACTAGATGCTTGACCTTGTATAGCATCAAAATATATGTAATTACATTGTTTTTTTACATCTATTGTGCTAGAAGCAATTATGTTTTTATTAACATAATAGTCTCCTGTGTCTTTATTTATGTCATAGCCTGAATTTACAATAAATCCATACTTATGAAAGCCAACGTAAAAATTATATTTAGGAAGTACCATAGTTTTTAATTTTTGATTATACGCTTAACATTTTTATGCTGTATCACGACTATACCATTTGGCATAGTATAATACTTTGTTTCATTCTGCTTTCTAATACTTCTCACATCATCCTCTATTTTTGAAAGGTCCATGTTTCCATTGGAATTAAGAGAAATACTTTGCCCATCTGAACTGGCAAATGCATTAAGATATTTATCTTCAAATGTTCCTTTGTTTAGGCTATTAATAACATCCGGAAGTATCTTTTTATATTTCCTAGTTCGCTTCTTACTTATAATAGCGAGTGCTTCTCCACCTTCAGCTTTCATTCTATGCTTCTTCTTATTCTTTACGCCCAAATCGATGTCATCACCTGATGCATGAGAGCCTCCTTCCAAGAACTCAAGACCTCCTTCCCCATATTCATCAGATTGGCTCGCTGTTACTTGTTTGGCTTTAATTTTGGCTACTGCGAATGAAGTCCACATCGTGGCAATAGCAGCTAATGCAAGAGCTGGGCCAACAATAGGAATTGAAGAGAATGAACTCCACAGATTAGCAGATGCAGTGATAAGTGAAGAGGCTTGAATTATACTATTAAGATTTTCTTGACGCCGCTGAGCAGCTTCAAGCATTTTTTGCTTTTCTTGCTGATTTTTCTTCTCTTGTTCAAGTTCTTTCTTAGCCGTAGCAACGTTATTAGCATATCCATTATTACGGGCTTCAACTTCTGCATTATAGGCTTCTTGTGCAGCTTCTACTCGTTCTTCTGCTGCCTCTACAGCTTGTTCAGCCAATTCAACTTCAGCATCCATAATGGATTGAAGCTGTTCTATTACTATATTTACAGCATCTTTTAGAGCGTCGATTTGGTCATCGCCAAAACCCAGTTTCTCAAGCAAAGCACCACCTAATCCTTTTTTGCCTATATTAGCAACAAAGTTGTCGAGCTCAGACAATTCTCGGTCAATGCCTTTTACAATAGATTTTGCAGCGTCTATTTGAGCTTGACTCCAATCCAATCCACCAGCTTCTGCTAAGCGTATTTGCTCTTGCCATCTAGCTTTTTCTTGCTCAAGCTTAAATCGAGTTATCTCAGTTTCGCTACGCTTAACTTCATTAAATACAGCTTCATCAAGGGCTTGTTGCTCATCAAAGCTAGTCATTTGGAATGACCCTTTAGTTTGAGCTGCAGACTTATCAAATTGTGCATTTATTACAGATGTACTTACCTGCTGTTCTGCAGGTTTAGCGGCATTTTGTGCTAAAGCTAATTGCCTACGTACTTCATTTTGCTGTAATAATAGCTGTAACTCTTCTTCTGTGCCCTTCTTTACAAGCTCGAGCTGATTTTCAATATCACGCTCTCTTGCATCTAAGATTTTCTGGTCATATTCACTCCACAGCTCAAGTTTTTTCTTGTTGAGCTCAATAAGTATTTCTTCTTCAGAACGAGCTTGGTTATCTCCTGCCTCTAATAATCTCTTATTAGTATCAAGTATCAAAGCATATTCCAAATCAAGATTTTCTTCCATAAGCTTGCGCTCTTCTACTAATGAGGCTTCCATTTGAGAAGCGTCGCGCGTAACTACTACATTGGTAGTTACAGTAGACTCTTGATTTTGAGCTGCTTCAGTTGCTGTGCTAGTATCAGTAGGATTTATAGTATTACGCTGCATCTGCAAAGAAGCAACTTTTTGCTCATTCTGAATTTGTTGTAACTGAAGGTCTAATGCTCGTAAGTTATTAGCAATAGTCTTAGTTATAAGCTCTTGCTGCCTATCAATTTGTTTCTTTTGGTCTTCTGTAAGCTTTTTATATTTTCCATCTACATTTTTAACATATTCTTCATTGAGACGATACATCTCGCGAAGCTTGTTATTTTCATCCTGAACCTGGTCAGCTGCAGCTTTACGCCTTTTAGCATATTCATCTTTAAGTAATTCAGTTACACTCTCCTCGTACTCTCTTTGTATTTTTATATCATTCTGGTTTATAGTACGAGTTAAATCACGCGGTTCTCGTGTACGGGTACGTGTTTTGGTAGTTTTATGTTTTCCTTCTATACCAGCAGCTTCAAGCTGAGCTTTAGCAGCTTTTTCATATCCAGCTGCTAAATCAAAATACGCATCTCCTGTTTTCTCTGCAGCATCTGCTTCATCGTTAAGGTCTTTAATTCTTTGTTGCCTAAAATCTTCTGCAGATACCTGGTCAGCTACCTGTAAATTAGCTGCAGATGGTCCTACACCAAATTCATCAGTAGCTCGTAAACTAGATTGTACCCACCAGTTTTTGAATTTATCCCAACCAGATGGACCTTTACCTGCTTCTGTTTCTGCTTTATTTCTAGCAATTAAAGCTTTTTCATACTCATCAGCAGCTAACTTTTGAGCAGCAGCAGCTTTAGCCCTTAATTTAAGAGCATTAATTACAGCTTCAGTATTATTTACAAATATGTTTTCAGCATCTGTTACATTATTAACAGATACTCCAAGTTGGTCAAAATTAGATTTATTATCTTTAATCCACTGGTCTTTCTTAGCAGTAGTTTCAAGATTTTTCCATTCCTGTTGTAGCTGTTTTAGTTTTACAATGTTATTACCGTAGCTACTATTAGTATCTTCAAGTTCTTTAGCTATATTATCAAGAGCCTCAGTTGTAGATATAACAGCATTTTTTGCTTTGAAAAGATTACCAACCCACGTTATAATCTGTTTGCCAAACATGGAAAATACGGTAAGCAGTATAACAAGCACAGTATTCCAGCTAAACAAAGCTTTAACTATTGAGCCTGTTACACTTACAGTTGCTTTACCTTCTGCTTGTAAAAGTTTATTCTGAGCACGTAATCTGTTAACTTCATCAACTACCATAGGTATATTATTCGATATACCTAAGAAGAATGTATTAAGCGATACAGCTGCAGCAGGTAATTCTCGTACTACTTGAGAAATAGAAATGCCTAAACCATCCCATGTTTTTTGATAATGACCTACAGACAATCTATAATTACCTGTTGCTTCTTGCAATTTTATCATTTGCTGATAAATTGCATTTGTTTCAGTTTCAAGCTTTTTACCAGAGTCAGCAGCCTCTCTTTCAGCTGCAGACATCTGATTAAGTCGTATTTTATTTAATGCATATTGAGCTGAAAGCCTATTATAAGAACCTTCTGCGGAATTAGCAATTGTAGCTTGTAACTGAGCAATCTGATTTGCTTCTCGTATTTGAGTTGAATAGAGTTTAAGCTGTTGATTTTCTTCTGACTGAGCATAGGCAAGTTTCTCTTGAGCCTGAGCTAGTGGGTCTACTGTAGCTTTCTGCTGTTTTCTAGCAGAAGTAAGCTCAGCAATCTTAGCTTTCAACTCAAGTAATCTTTTGCCTTCATCTGACTGTAAATAAGCTAATCTTTGCTCTGCCTTTTCTACTTCAGACAGAGTTTGGATATGAGGCTTCATTTGGTCATCAAGAACCTTAATCTGATTTTTCAAATTAAGAATATCACTGAGTAGCTGTTGCCCCATTTCGCTATCTGCTCTTTCAGCTGCAGTTAAAGATTTATATAGCTCAACTGTTTGCTTTAGGTCAGACTTAAGGCGGTCATAAGAAGATATAGCTTGCTTAATATAACGCTGCTGTTCTACAGTTGCTCTATTAGCATCTGAAGTTTGTGCTTTAAGCCAAGCAATCTGTTTACCTGTATCAGATAAAGCTAATTTAAGCTCATTCTGGGCTCTTTCAAGTCTTGACGTAGATGCTGTTGCTTCATCGATAGCTTTACGCCCTTCACTTGTAGCTCCACTAGCAGACTTAACAGAATGTACAATCCTATCTGCGCCTGCTCTGATAGCATTTACCATTGTCTCGTATGACTGATTGAGCTCGCCAAGTTGCTTGACAAGCTTTTCAATCGAGTCATCCGGCTCAATTATATCGCTATATTTTATCTTATCGTCTTCAGCCATAATTATTTCCTTTTATGTCGTTTAACACTCTTGCTTTCTGCTTCTAATTGCTGTTTTATATTATCAACGGCATTATAGAATTGAAGTACTGCCATCTTTTTAGCATCCATGCTTGTTTTTTGAGCTATCAAAAGACAAGTACTTTCAAATTGCTTATCATATTTTATCTCAACAGACTCACTTCCTATGTATGATTTTGGAGAATGCATGTTAAGCATTACCATATCTATGGTTTCTATTTGCTCAGAGTTATCTGTGTCATTTATCACAGAGTCCAATACAAGAAGTGTTCTTTGCTTTAACTTATCGTATGCATCTTTTTCCTTTGGATTTACAAAATCTCCTGGAAAATACATTTCAAGTTCGGTGGTTACTTTTTTTTTAAGCCAAGTCAAAAAGTCTATAATCTTTGAATGCTTTATTTCTTTAAGCTTCGCCAATATATTTTTAAGTCCATCGTCTGACAAATCATTAACTTCTTCGCCATCTATGCTGTGGATAAGAGCTGCAAAGGCTAAATATCTCGGTGAAATTTCATTGTTCACCATATACATATTTTGCCTCATGTTTTGCAGTTCTTGCAAAGCTTTTTTGGCATTATTGCTTTTAATGAATTTAGCAACACGGGTTATATGGGCATCAATATCATCTGCATCTGAGCCAATTCCAGAGTCTATAAGCAAATACTTATTGTACTTCTGAAAATTTACAATAGGCATTTCATCTATGCTGTCATATACCCGTACGACTTTTTTATTTACTATCAGGTTTTTCATATTAAAATTCGCGTTATAGGGGTTGATATGATAGGAATAAGTATAATACTCATCTCATTAAAGAAAATAGCGAGAATGATAGCGAGAATAAGCGACGTCCAAAAGCTTAAGCAAAAGTCACAATCGAATAATTGAGAAATAAGCTTAGGAGCCCTGGTAATTATCTCATCGCGCACACCGAGTTTTCCAATTAGCAAAATATTAAATGCTGCTGCTAAGGCTATATATATTAAAGCCGAAAGCATTGTTATAAAATATACCGTTGACATAATTCTCTAGTTGTTAAAGTAAATTCAATTCGTATTCCTGCATAAGGGTACATGAAGAATTGTTTATCAATATCTTGTATACCTTCTCCTTTATAAGTATAGTTATTATAGATTTTCTCTATTGAATAACCTTTGTATATATTTTCAAAGCGCTCATATATATCATTTATAACAAGCTTACCGGTTGTAGTAATAAGACCTGGAGTAGTTAATACCCGCATAATTTCATCTTTTACTTCTTCTGTATGCATAACAGTTTCATCTTCATAAATGCTACTGAGGTCATACCAGAATATAATGGCCCCGCTGAAAGTATATTGTGGCAATGATTGAACTACTTCAGTAATCTTTTGTGGGTCATAAATATCAAACCATGAAAAATTGCCAAAGTTATCATTCGGTAAAAGTGACACATATTCTCCATTGCCGTTATACATCGCAGGATATATAAACTTATTACCATCTGGCCTATGTTCTACAAGCTTATATGCTCTACCAAATGCACAATTAAGCCACTTAAGTCTGTTCATAAGTGACTTTTGCATATCCTGTAATATCTTATCAAGCAATACAGGGTCTTCCTTAAATCTTATTTGTACTGAGTTTTCCTTCATTTCCTTATTGCCTGTTTTAATCGTTTAACTAATTCTTTTCTTATGTGAGAACGAATTATTCTGGTAAAATTTTTATCTGTTAAGCGAAAAATCTCTTCACCATATTTCTCAATAAGTTCAGGTGTTTTTTCATCACTCGCAGTCACATAAAAACCTTCTGAGTCAAATACTACAAACATAGACTCATGAAAAGCACCTGTATCTCGTAATGTGACCCTTGTAGTAGGCTGACCTTTTTTCTTTTTTATTTGTATGGTTTTAGGCTTGTATGGCATATAATCCATTATCTTTTCACCTCTACCGTTGATACCACGACGATATAACTGGTCATCTGCTATAGCTGATACTATTACATCTTCTTTGTCACGCACAATATCTTCTAATAGCATAGGCAAGCTATCCTTAAAACTTCGCAGCCTATATTCCAGATTGCGAAGTGTCGCATTATATCGTTTTACAGCCATGCTTATACAGTTCTATATTTAATGCCATTGTTTCGACATGGCAAACATACTCTATCAATTCCAGAAGTGCTCAGCTTAATGGCCTTGAAAGCCATATCTAGCTGATAACTTAAACCTGATTTTTTCATAGAAGAAGAGTCGCCATCTACCTCATATAATATATCAAGTCGAGAAGCATTGATTGAATGCCTATTTGTTCTTACGTTAGAGTTGTATGCAAATTCGCGTAACATATCTACGACTACCTGCTTAGCTATAACATCTTGGAACATCATTCTCTGCCCAACTATAAAGTCTGTAATATCACAGCTTACAGTAACTTCTAAGTTTAATCCGTAGTTATTATCATAGGTATATTGATTGTTTTCAACATCCCACAAATGTAAACTTTCACCATTTATAAGCTCTTCATTTACAAAAAATGGATGAATTTCAAGATACTTAGACCATGCCATCCAAGCAAGTAATTCTCTACGTGAGCATGAACCACAAGGCTCTTTTGACCAATCTTTATTTTTTCTAATAGCTTGACTTCCCTCTGGAAGTTCAGACTGAAAATAACATAAATACCAACTTCCTCCTGCATCATTATCTTCACTTTGATATGGCAAATAGAGGTCATCGATTGTAAACCATTCAGCACTATTATCTCGTATCTTATTAAGCTTTATAATCTTTACTGGAGCATCCATACTTGAATGCATAAGATACAAAGTATATTCTCCAGCTTTAGTAAACTGAAGACATATTTTATTTATCTTCGTGGTTACACCTTTTGCTCTTACTGGTACAATTTCAAAGCCAACTAAATTTTTCTTATTCTTTACAGTATCTACTAATCTACCTGTTCCATCGAACAAAGTACGACTTTCGCATAATGGCTTGTTTGTTCCTTCTGCCGTTTTTTCATTGCAGTATCTAGCAATAGCCTTTTGAATGCTTGCTTTTGTTTTGCTCTCGAGCCATTCAGAAAATAAATTGGTTTCAACCCAATACTCAGACTCAATATCAGGCTGTTTTCCTTGTGCTTTTTGAAGCGCTTTATATTGTGTACCTTGATAATCAACTACATTGCCTTTGCTATATTCCTTTTCAGGGTCATATTCTGGAAAAGTGATATTCTTAAAGTCCGGAGCAATACATGACATATTCTGCAAAGTCAGCAAAGGATGAATTTGTTGAAAATATAGGCCACTTTCACTCACGGTTAAAGCATCAGATATTTTTAAGTCTGACGTATCATAATTCTGCTCCCACCCAATAAGGTGTAACAGCTTTTCTTGTATATCGTTGGCTCTAACCATAATTCTTAATTTTTAATGAAAAATAGGAGGCCACTATCGCCTAGTGGCTCAGTGTACCTCCTACCAAAGCTAATAACAACTCAAAGATTTGCTATCGGTTTATTATCCTCCAACTCCTGCAGAAGCCTCCTTAGTGTTAACCGGATTGTCTTCAGAGTTGACAACAACCACAGGCTTAGCATAAACTGCATCTTCACTTGATACGTTGAATGCCAGAATAGGACTTGCCAAAGTGCTAGGTGCACTGTTATATGCAGTCAAGAAGGCCACGTCAACAGCAAAGCCATAGTGCTCTTTACGAGTACGGACCATATCGGCAGTAGCGGCTCCTGCGATAGTATTGTAGTCACCTACAGAATCGTAGAAGTATGTACCAACAGGCATGTTCAACAGAGGCAAAGTAGCAATACCCCACTCATGGCCATCACCGGAAACAGTTCCGAGCAAGCAGTCACGCTCAAAGCGGGTCAACATTCCAAGAGAGCCAGCATTTACAGCATAACCCTGAGCATACTTATCTTCGACAGCTGCAATGTTGTTTGTCAGGTGAACAATCTTAGTGCCGAATTCATTCTGCTTGTTTACGTCATTATAAAGACCGTGTTGCTGCAGTTTACGCATAATAGACTCAACGCCGGGGTCACCTACAATGTGCAACTGACCATAGAAGTCATTTGCTCCCATCATAACCTCAAGGTCACCAAATACGTTTTCACGTTCAGTCCACTTTGCATTGATGGCATTAGAAGACCAGTTATACAACAATGAGTTTTTCAAAACCTGTGTTTTGTTGGCTGCAAGAGCAGCAAGAGCTGCTTCGTCAAGCTTTTTCGCAAAGGCATAGATGTACTTCATCATCTTGGTTTCAAAGTCCTTCTGAATGCCAATTTCATTGTTCATATACATTGCCGGAGCGATAGTAAATCCCCATGCATAAGTGGCAAACGTGATTTGAACCATTTTAGAAGTATTTTCACTGTCGGCAATTGTCAAGGTGCGAGTACTACCGATAGTAATATCAGCATCATAGTCAATCACCGGAGTTTCCAGCGTGTTACCGATGGAGGTTCTCGCTTTTTGCTTCAGTTCCTCAGTGAGGATGCCAGTAGGGTCTTCAGACTGCACCATAAAAGCGTTCAGCGCACCGTACCTACTGGGGCG